TACGGAATTATGTATCAAGGTACATTAATGGTTGCTAAGTATGCTCTTGGTCATGGAATCCTAAGACCAGAATGTGCAGCTACTATTAAGCTATCTGCTTCTTAATTTCAATTTATAGGGTATCTTATTATTAGATACCCTTTTTTTATTATCAATGACTAAAAAAAGAATAAAAGTACCTTTATCTCCACCTGCCAAAGGTCAATTAAAACCTAAATATAATAGAGCAGTTGAAAGGTATTGGGAAGAATATAATGATGTTATGGTTCCAGAAGGGTATATGCTAGTTCATCAACTCATAAAAAAACCAAAAAATAGAAATTCACTTAAAATTAAAAAAGCTTAACTAATCCCATGTATCATTCATCAAAGAAAAAAAAGAAAAAAGAAAAAGGTGGGAGAGACTCACTTAAAATGAAAAAACAGGGGTATTAATTATGGGATTATTTGGTAAAAAAAAGAAAAAAGGTATTATGGCTCTTGATGGTCAAGAATTTATTGATGCTTACAATAAGCAAATGGCAGATACAGGAAAAGCTACGCTTGCTGAAAAAGCTAAGTTTAGTAGACTAAGAGCTAAACAAAGAGAAGAAGCATACAACAAGGAGTATTAATTTATGGCTGTAGCTGCAACCACCGAACTTCAATGTATCAACATTATGTTGGCTGCAATAGGAGAAGCTCCTATTAACAGCCTTGTAGGGTTACTTCCAGTAGATGCTGTTACTGCACAGTCAACTCTTACTGAAGTAAACAAAAGTGTACAGTCAGAAGGTTGGTCTTTTAATACAGAAATAGATGTAACTCTTACAAGAGATGGATCAAATCAAATTAATTTACCAACAAACATTCTTAGAGTTGATGCTAATATTCATCAACATCCAACAATAAATCCTATACAACGTGGTACAAAGTTATATGACAGTCAAAATAATAAGTATGAATTTGATGAAGACTTGATTTGTACTATTGTTTATTTTAGAGATTTTGTTGAACTACCAGAACCAGCTAGACATTATATAAATATACAAGCTGCAAGGAAATTTGTTGATAGACTTGTTAGTGATAATTCATTACGCACTTATACACAACAAGACGAACTAAGAGCTAGAGCGATATTAATGGAGACTGATTTAGCAAATGCAGATCATAATATACTAAGAGGAGATCCTTCTCTTACCAGTATCTTTGATACTTACAATCCTTCTAGTGCTTTAATTAGATAACTATGGGTGTTATATCAAGAGCTATACCTACATTGTTACGAGGTATATCGCAATCTTCTGATGCTTTAAAACAAGCTGACCATGCTGATATACAAGACAACGCTGATAGCAATCCTGTTCTTGGCCTTACAAAAAGATCTGGATCACAATTTTTAGCTACAGTTGGTAGTTCTACTCTTGGTAATGTTCACATTCAAACTATTAACAGAGATGCTAATGAACAGTATGTAGCAATATTTAGTAATGGTAATGTAAAAGTTTTTGAGTTAGATGGTACAGAAAAAACAGTAAATAAACCAGATGGTACAAACTATTTAAATACATCAAATCCTAGAAGTGTAATGAAGACAGTAACTATTGCTGACTTTACTTTTGTTGTTAATACAAGTATTACACCTGCTATGGATACAACACTATCTAATAGTGCAAGTAATATTACACAAGCAATTATATTTATAAACCAAGCAACAGCTAATACAACTTATTCTGTAACTGTAGATGGTGTAACAGTTTCAGATAATACTGCTGGCGATAATCCTTTATCAACTGATTCTATTGCTTCTGATTTACAAAGCGGTTTAAACTCTGGTCTGTCAGGTTTTACTATTGCCAGAAATGGTCCTGTTGTTCATCTTAAAAAGAATGATGGCAGTAATTTTTCTATAGATGGTACTGATACTCAAGGTAATACTAAGATGACAATCATAAAAGATTCAGTACAACAGTTTACTGATCTTCCTAATGTTGCAGCAAATGGATATGTCGTAGAAATTAAAGGTGATGAAGGTACAGACTTTGATAATTATTACGTTAAATTTGTAACTAATAATGGTAATGCTTTAGAGGAAGGACAATGGGAAGAAACTGTAGAAGCTGGCATACCTTTTAAATTTAATTACAATACAATGCCACACGTTCTCATACGTCAAGCTGATGGGAATTTTAGATTTGCAAGAGTTGATGGCGATACATATACAATATCTGGAACTGATTACACATTACCTAAATGGGGTGAGCGTGTTGTTGGAGATTTAGTATCTGCACCAGATCCTTCTTTTATAGGTCAAAAAATTAATAATGTATTTTTCTTTAGAAATAGGCTTGGATTTTTAGCAGGTGATAACGTAATACTTTCAACAGTATCAGAATTTTTTAATTTTTTTCCAGAAACAGTTATATCAATTTTGGCTACTGAACCTATAGATGTAGCTGCATCACATACAAAGGTTGCAATTTTAAAACACGCAGTCACTATGGGAGAAAAATTAATATTATTTTCTGAACAAACGCAATTTGTATTATCAAGTTCATCAGATAACCTTACACCTACTACAGCTAACGTACTTGTACAAACTGAATTTGAAAGTAATGCAGCAGCACAACCTGTAGGTTCTGGTTCTTCTATATATTTTTTAACTAAAAAAGGTTCTTTTGCAGGTATAAGAGAATATATTATTGCAGGTAGTCAGCAAATCCAAGATGCTGCAAATACTACTATCCATGTGCCAAGGTTGATACCAAGTGGCATTTTCAAAATGGCAGTATCTAACAACCAAGATATTCTTGTTTTACTTGGTACAGAAAATCCAAACAAGTTATATGTAAATAGATGGTTATATGGCGAAGGGTTTAGTAAAGCATTAAACGCTTGGTTTACTTACACAATAAATAGTAATAGGTCTATTTTAAATATTGATTTTATTGGTACTGATTTGATAATGGTTATAGAAGAAGCTAATGGTGTAACCCTTGAAAAAATACCTTTTGAAACTAATTTTAGAGAGCCTAATGCACAGTTTGAATATCACCTAGACCATAAGGTAACTGAAGCTACTAACGGTGTATCTGTTGCTTACAACTCTGCTACTGGTATTTCTACATTTACAGTTCCTTATAGACTGCGAGCAAACATGAATGTAATTGGCAGGTATCTTGCCAGCAATGAAACAAGTACGTTTGTAGATGCTGAAGGGAATACAAAAACTTTAGTATCAGGACAAGCACTTATAACTACTAATACATCTAATGGATCTACTTCTACAATTACAGCAATAGGTGATTTTAGAAATAGTAAATTTATTATTGGTGAACCTTATGAAATGCACTATAGATTTAGTAAACAAAGATTAACTCAAGGTGGTGGTGGTTCTAGCGAACTTATAAGTGGTCGATTACAAATACATCATTTTTATATTAAGTATGAAGATTCTGGTTTCTTTCAAGTAGAAGTAACACCTGAAAACAGAGACACATCTCTACATAAATTTACTGGTCGTTTGCTTGGTGCTGCTTCTGCTTCTATTGGTCAAATTAATTTAGATACAGGTACATTTAAAGTTCCTATTATGAGCAAATCAGATAGAGTAGATATAGATGTAAAGAACAATACATTCTTGCCTACATTATTAGCTAGTGCAGAGTATGAAGGTGTATTTCACATGAGGAGTAGAAGAGCTTAATGGGGTATTTAAGAAAATCAAAACTGTCAGATCTTAATTATGTATGTCAAAATATGAGAGCAATGGATCGACTTGAAAGTAAATATCAAACAGGTAAAGACCCAGAAGATGCTTTACGTTTGTCTTATCTATTTGGTGAGAAAGTTTTAACAATAGCTGGTGACAAAGATCAACCTATGGGTTTGTGTGGAGTAATAAAAGATGGTTGTATATGGATGATTTGTACTGATGAATTATTTGATAATAAAAAATATAAAATACAACTTATTAGAAAAGGTAGAGAATGGGTAGATAGTTTGTTGAAATCTTATAAAGTCTTATATAATTTTGTATATGCAGAGAATCATACTGCTATAAAGTGGTTAGAAGCTCTTGGTTTTGTTTTTATAAAGTACCATGAAAAATATGGTCAACATGAAAAACCATTTTACGAATTTCTGAGGATTGCCTAAATGTGTTCTGTACCAGCAGCTATTAGTGGAGGTTTATCTTTATTCCAAGGGCTTGCTATGCGTGGTGCTGCAAAAAATAAAGCCAACCAAACATATCAACAAGAAATACAAGGTACACAATCTGCTGAAGATAATAAAAGACAACAACAATTAGCTTTATCTGAAGGCAAACAAGAAAAAATTGTAGCTGCTTATCAAGATAAATTTGCTAAAAGGGTAGAAACATTAGCAGCGACTAAAGCTTTATTAGCAAAAGGACAAGCTGGTAATACCACAAATTTATTAGTAATGGATCAAATAAGACAAGGTGCGAACTACAATGAAAAAGTAAGGCAAAGTATTGAATCTATGGACAGACAATATTTGTTTGATATAAAATCAACTGAAGCAGAATATCAAGGTATTAGAAATAGATTAAGAAGTAATACTATTAATGCTTACAATGCAATACCTACAACAGGTTCAATTCTTTTAGGTGCTGCTTCAAATGCGTTTAGTACCGAACTTAGTAGAGGAGAGGACGGATTTTTTAGGTCATGACATCAAGTTTTCAAAGCACATCAGGCGAAAGTTTTAGAAGGCCAGTTAATACTTTTGTGCAACCTGTTACTGCTACACAAAGGAGTAGCTTGGCAGATTTAGCAGGAATTTTAGAAGTTGTTAATCCAGTATTAACAAAATTTGCACAAAAAAAAGAGGATGAAAGAAATAGACAAAGAATGGTAGAAGGTCAGGAATTTATATTGCAAGCAAATGATGAAGAATTAAAAAATGCGATGAAAATAATAAATGAGAGAGATGGTAGTAGAGCTAAAAAAGATTTTTTAGGTAATAATAGATTTTTTCAAATGGGTGCAGAGAGGCAAATAGCAATTAATTTAGGTAATGCTGCGGAATTAAATACAGAAAAGTTTTTTAAAAATCACATGGTTGAAGTGCCAAATAAATCTGGTGGTGTTGATTATGTACCTTTATCAGATTTTGATGTAAACTCTGTTGCTTTTAATAACGCATTATCAGAATTTAATAGAACTTCATTAATAAATACAAAAGGTATAAGACCATCAATTTTAAATCAATATTTCTTACCTAAACAAAATGCAGCTTTACAAAAAGTTTTTGATAGACAAGTTAGCAAATCAGCAGATAAAAATATAGCTAAATTTTCAAAAGTACTTTCATCAACTTCTTTGCAGAATTTTCGTAATATAGACACATACAATAAAAATATAGAATTAAATATTATTGATAATGATGGATTTATAACTGGTTATGACCATGCTGTAAATTTAACACAAGAAGATATAGATTATGCTGTTTCATTAGGTTTATCGGACGTTGTTTCTCCTACGGCTTTAGTAAAAACAATAAAACAAAATGCTTACACAATATTAAATGAGTTTAGAGAAGGCAATATATCTTGGGTTGAAGCACAGGAAGAGCTAGATGATTATATAGATTTTATGAGTAATTTAAAAGTAGGACCAAAAGGTAGAACTAAAGCAGGAGTAGAAGTACAAAAAACATTAGGAGAATTTTTAGAGCAAGGTGATGATATTTTAAATCTTAAAAAAGACATATATAAACAAATTAATGAGTTAAATAAAGAAGAATCAGATCTTATTGAAGCAAATAAGAAAAAAGATATTCAAGAAACTTTTAATAGTATTAATTATTCAATCTCTCCTTCTGACAAAAATTATACAAAAGTATTAAAACAGAATGTTGCTACTCTTAAAAATTTAACTGAAAGATACAAAAACCTTAGAAGTTATATTGTTCAAGAATATAATTTAAGAAATGATAATATTGATCTTTGGTGGGATAGATTTACAAGAGATTATAACAATGGAAAATTTGAAAATAGAGAAAATGCATTGACAAAAATAAATAGTTTTATGGCTATATTAGGTTCAACTGCAAGTGACGAAGACAGAAAAAGATATGAAAAAGCTTTTAATTTAATTACTAAAGAAAACCCACAAGGAGTATTTGTTAGTCACCCTGAGTTTAAAACAAATCTTACACAGGTAAAAGAAGCTTTGAGAGAAGATAATAATTCTGGATATACAATCGTTAAGTTGAGCTATACAAATGCTTTTAATGATTTATCAAATAGATATAGAAATAAAATTGATGCTTGGGCTGTAAAAGAATATCCAAATGAAGATGCAAAAGAAAAAGCAAAAAATGAAATTCTTAATTTTTTAAAAGAAGAAGGATTAAAAATAGTAGCTAATGATGGTTCTTATGAATTTGAAGACAAGTTGCTTGAGGAATTTCATAAAAGAATAAATAACCCTAAAAAAACTAATAAGAAACAATTAGAAATTATTAAAGGATTAGCAGAAGGTGGACCTATTAAGAAAGATGAGCCTGTAATTGTAGGTGAAGAAGGACCAGAATTAATTATACCTAATACTGATGGTTTAGTTATACCTAATGATGTTTTAGAAAACTCAACAGAGATAGTAAATAATGTTGTTCAATCAATAAATGGAATTAATGAAGAGCCAGAACAAATAACTATTGTAGGTAAAGAAGAAACAAATGGTATAAAAAGATTTGAAGCTAACTTTCCTGTCTTTTACAAACTAGCTAAAGATGCAGGGCATAAGTTTCCAGAAGTTACAGCAGCACAAGTAATGTTAGAAACAAGCAATGGCTCTGATCCTTCTGCTATAAATAACTATCTTGGCTTAAAAGCTACTGAGAGTGAGACTAAACGTGGCGAGTCAACTTTACAAAATACAACAGAAAATGAAGGAGATGAAGTTATTTCTATTCAAGATAATTTTAAAAACTTTGACAGTTTACTAGATATGATGAATCAATATAAAAAAGAATGGAATGATGACTTTATGGATAGAAAAGGTATTGTTAATGTAAATACTGCAGAAGAAGCAGCAAGGTTGTTACAAGCAAATGTCTATGCAACTGATCCTGATTATGCTGACAAAATTATTCAGATAATCAAAGACGCAAAACGTAATCCTCCATTATTTTAAACATGACAAGTTCAACTCCAAACTTAGGTTTTCAAGAAGAAAATACTAATGAAGATATAGGCTTTCAAGAAGAAAATATTAATGAAGTTATAAAATCTAATGATGATGTAACTAATACTGATGTAACTAATACTGATAGATCAACAATAAATGAGGTTCAAGAAGAAACAGAAATTGAATTTGAAAATGTTTTTAATAATAAAAAAATATTTAACATGGATAAAAGTTGGATAGATTGGGATACAGAATATAACTTTAGTGATTACACAAATACTTTTTTACAAGATGGAGA